GTAAAGTGGACATTGGAACCACATACGACGACAGTGATTTAGAGCCAACACAACAGCTCAAAAACTTCGAAGATGACAAAGTGAAGGTACTAACCTATTATGGCTTGGTTCCTAAAGAATATCTGGAAGGTCTTGAAGAAGGCGGGGCAGAGGTTGTTGACCTATTCCCTGAAGACAGCGTGGCTGATGATTATAGTGCTCTTGTTGAGGCTATCATTGTCATTGCTAACGACTCTCTGCTCTTAAAGGCAGAAGCAAGTCCTTACATGATGAAAGACCGCCCCATCATTGCATATCAGGACGACACAGTGCCGGGAGCCTTCTATGGCAGAGGTACAGTGGAGAAAGCCTACAATATGCAGAAGGCTATTGACGGGATGCTACGGGCCAATATGGACTCTGTAGCCCTTACAACAGCCCCTATGATGGGTATGGACGCTACAAGGCTTCCACGAGGTGCTAAGTTCGAGATTAAGCCCGGTAAGAGCTTCTTGACCAATGGCCCTCCTGCTGACATCTTGTTCCCCTTCCATTTCGGACAAACAACACAAGACGCACCAGCAGCAGCTCAAAACTTCGAGCGTATGCTGCTACAAGCTACAGGGACAGTGGACAGCGCAGGGCTTCCTTCGGCTATGCCTCGTGAGGGCGGCAGTCAGGGAATGTCTATGGCAATGGCTGGAATCATCAAGAAGTACAAACGTACCTTGGTGAACTTCCAAGAAGACTTTATGATACCTTTTATCTATAAAGCAAGCTACCGCTATATGCAGTTTGACCCTGAGCGTTACCCATCAGTGGATGTAACGTTTACACCAACAGCAACCCTTGGCATCTTGGCTAAAGAGTTTGAACAACAGCAGATGATTGGTCTCCTACAAACATTAGGCCCAGACACCCCTGTTCTTCCTGTCCTCCTTAAAGGCATTCTGTCTAACAGCAGCTTGTCCAACAGAGCAGAACTCATTTCCACCTTGGAGAAGATGTCTCAGCCTAACCCAGAGCAGCAACAGCAGCAGCAAGAGGCAGCAGCAGCTCAGGCAAGCCTTGTACAAGCCCAAATTGCCGATACACAGGCATCCGCAATGGTTAAGCAAGCAGAAGCTCAGAAAACGCAGGTAGAGGCTCAAATTGCCCCTGATGTTGCTAAAGCCAAGCTCATTGCAGCGTTGTCTACCAACTTGGACAATGACAATGAGACCAAAGACTTTGAGCGTAGGATTAAGCTGGCTGACTTGTCGTTGAAAGAGAAAGAAATCAACAGCAACGAGAAAATCACCATGATGCAAATGCAGAACAAGGCAGGAGCAGACTTTGTGAGCAAGCTCTCGCAAGAGCTAGGAAACTAAATGAAAGACCTAGTAAATAAAATTGCTAGTGGCTCTCTGACAGAAGACGAACAGCTTGCTCTGTTAAAACAAGTGGAAACCTCTGTGCTTTTGGCTAAACAAGCCAAGCAGGTGCAACAGGAACTCTCAGTTTTTGAGCAAGCTGCTGATGTCATTTCCAGCACCATCAAACAGCACAAGAAGGAGGTTTCTTCCTCTCTAGCTGAAATGCAGCAATATGTCAGACAACCCGGCCCTAAAGGGCAGGACGGAAAGGCTGGCAAGGACGGAAAAGATGGCATTGGTCGTGACGGAAAGAATGGTTTAAATGGCTCTGATGGTAAGGATGGCGCAGAAGGCAAAGACGGTGTAAGCATTGTCGATGTCTATTGGGCTGCTGATGATAGTTTAGTTTGTGTGCTCTCCGATGGACGAGAAATCGACACGGGGCCTCTTTTAGGGGCTGGTACAGGGGGCAACACAAGCGTTACAAACTCTTGGTCTGGTTACAGCACCGAGGAGCTAAAAACTACATTCATCTATAACACCTTCGAGACAGTTAATAAAAACCTAGCTTCTTCTAACGGGGTTCTTGGCTACACAGGCAGCGACTTAACAACTATTACATACGCAAACGGCATATTAAAGACCTTAGCGTATGACGCAGGGGGAGACTTACTCAGTGTAACGCTGTCAGGAGCCACTCCTGAAGGCATTAAGCTAATTAAAACCTTCTCCTACACATCAGGGGAATTATCATCTTTCACTTATTCGTAGGAAAAGCTATGGCAGCAGACGTAACAACAGCAGCAGTGGTAGTGGGTAGTAGCCAACAAGCTCCTGTCCTCGCTTCTGCTGGTTTAACAGCCCTTTTAATAGGCTGGCTTGGCCCGTTAGGGGCTGATGTAATGATGGTGGTGCTTTCAGCCTTAGCTGGCTGTTTCATCGCTCTCACATCCATTAATGGCCTCTCTACAAAGAAAGCCATTATGTTTCTTTGTTTTAGTGTGCTTTTGTCGCTTGTCCTTAGTTGGGCAGTGACCAGTTTCATTGGTCTTTCTAGCCCTTATGCGGCCTCTATGGTGGCTTTGCTCATTGGCTATGGCACAGGGACGAACCGCTTGAGTGGCATCCTTGGTGGGGTCTTGAATAAAGTGGAAAAGAACATTGAGGAAAAGAAATGACTGAATACGAATTTGTAAGGCTAGTGTTTGTATTTGTAGCCTTGTCGCTAATTGGAACAGGCTTTCATGTGGCAAGGAAAGTGACCAAACGTGTCCCTGAATATGTACGCATTGCAATACTTGCTCCTGCCATTGCTGGCATCATCTACCTCATTGGGTTGATTAAATTTAGCTATGTGCCGTATTGGAATGATGTGTTTGCTATTTGTGCAACATTGATTATCTACTCTTTCGTAGCAAGCCTCTTTACTAAAAACCCTTGGATTGATTTTACAAATAAGGAAACAGAATGAACATGAAAATACACCTTGACATTGGCCGCATTATTATTTTTATCGCAAGTGCGGTTGCGCTTTATGTTCAATCTTATGCGGTCGCCTTTTGGCTTTTGGCGGTCTTAGCTTTGTCCGAATTTCAACATATTAAAGAGGCGCTGCAAGCCGCCCACGAAATTAAGGAAACAGAATGATTACAACAGCTATTAAGCCATTCCCTTGCATTAGCTACAACAAACTATCTCAGGCTACCTCTTTCCACGTCCGTAGCGTCAATGATGACTTCTACGACCACGTTAAGTTCCTTGTAACTTTTCTTGATAGCGACAACGCCCAATGTGGTGAATGCACCTATGAAATTACTACTCGTGCTGAATATGTTACATGGGATGCCACTGCAACAGGTGCTTACAAAATTGTAGCTCAAGCACTAGGTTTAGAGCTGGTACAGAAGACGGGCAAGCTGTTTGAATTTGAAGCATGACAGCCGTGCTTCTTGATGTATTAATTTATGGAGCATCTACAGCTATTGGCTTAGGTGCTTTAACTATGGTTGGCAGGTATTACGGGAGAACTCCTCCCCCTCCTAAGCCTCCAGAACCACCAAAGGATGAACAATGACGTTTGCACGGACAACAGCAGTTGCAGGGGTAGGCACTGTAAGCTGCTCTAGCACAACCACTGTCACAGGCAGTGGAACAGCTTTTGCCTTTGCTATTGGCGGCGCACCTGCAACCACAGCCCCTCGGGTGGGTGGAACTATCACCGTAGGCGGCGTGACCAAGACTATTACTGCTATTGCTTCGGCAACCTCTTTGACCGTTGATTCAGCTTTTGGCACGTTCTCAGCTCAAGCATTTACCTGCCAAACAGGTATTATTCAAACAGGTACTGACACTCTTACCAACGCAACGGCAGCACCCACAGGTTTTACCCTCAAAGAAGACCGTGGAGCTTTGATGCGGTTGTTTGATGCTGGTGGTCAAGATTTGTATATTCAAGGCACTTTGACTGTTCAATCGTGGGGCGCACAGCTTCGCAACGATGGGTCTTGCTCCAGCCGATTCCAAGTAGATGGAAGTGCAACTGGTGGCGAAATTATCATTAACGGGCGCAAAGCCGTAGCAAACAATGGCCCTTATCCTTACCCCGGCTTTGATTGGCTTGGTCAAAACGGTCAAAAGGTAATGCAGCTACGAAGCACTAATGCGCTTTACCCTGCTAAGTTTACTATCATTGATGCGTGTGTTCGCTATGGCGCAGATTGGCTGACAACAGACGCAAGCAACTTCTCAACTATTACGACTTCGGGCGATTTGTGCTGGATTCTTTGTGCTCGTGGTACAGGAACTTCACAGGCTCGGTTACGTCAAGACAACACCTCAGCGTCTATCAATTTCACAGCTACCAAGACTTTTGTCGGTTTGTGGTTGAATTTTGGTGTGCCTCAGACTAGCTTGAACGGCTACACCCCAATCGACACAGACGGCCCTGAAATTAACTTGGCATCAGTATCGGTTGCTTCACGAATTGCCATTGAAAACTACAGCACGACATACCTAAACCCTGCTTATTACGCAGGTGTGCAAATTGTCTTGTATGGCAGTGCGTGGGTTCGCCTCAAGAACAACTTGCTAGGTACAAACATCTCATGGAGGGCAACAAGCCCTTCGGGTGGTCGTTATAGCGTGTTGGAATTCTCAAAGCAAATTACAAGTAGGGTTCAAGACACGGCTGGTAACTTGTTGTCAGATGGTTATATGTATTATCAACCAACAGGCACAAGTCCCGCAGGTATCCGAGCAAAAGGTATTACCTCTGACATTACTTTTGACTTGACACAGCAAGCCATTGCAACGGTAGCAGGAGCAGCAACAAGTGAGTTTGTGTTCGGGTGGGGTTATAACAACTCGACAGCTAACATTTCTTCATACAACTACTTCTGCACTGGAACAACACGAGGAGCTGAAACCCACACGGTTTATTCAAGTCGCTACGGATATGACAAGCAAAGCAGCAGCGTGGCTTTGTCAGGTAATAACACAGCAACTCCGACATTTGTTCATGTGGGTTTGCCAACAACTGACAAAATCATTGCTAACGCAGCAGCCATTACAGGCGTGTCGTTCAACTTTAGTACAAAGACAATTACAAACACAGGTGTTCGGACAATCCAAGAGATTTACGATGCCTATCAGTACCAACTAAACCAAACGGCTAACCTGCAACAGCCTAACGAATGTACGGTGGCAAGCGGTCAAACCTACTATGTCGGTTGGACAATTGTTAACTCAGGCACTATCAACGCAGGTGCGTCTTTAACAACACTTCGTGCTCAGACCATTACCAACACAGGTAACATCTTTGCAATTTACACCGACAGTGCGGGTACATCAACTACCTTCCAATTCCAAGGCGTAACAACAGGTACTTCCTTAATTATTTATGACGCTTCAGGGGTCACTAAATACTTCCAACAGGAGGTGTCAACAGCCGGAACCTATAGCTTCTACATAGCTCCGGGAACAGCGGGAACCTACTCATGGGCTATTGAGAAGTATGGCTATAAGCGTGAAAGCGGCAGCTTTGCAGCTAACACAGGTGGTTTGTTGTTCTATGTTCCTGCTTATGCTGAGGACGTAGGCATTACACAGGCTACAAAGGCTACAACAGCGGGTTATACAGCCTTAGAGACCAACAGCAAGGTTTATGACTACATTGCTTATTCACGGCTCTCAGAGCAATTTATCAAGCTAGGTCAGATTCTCACTCGGTCAGGAACCTCTCTTGAATGGATAGCTGGCTACAGCGCAAAGGTGAAAGCCACTAATGCTTCTGTCTTTAGCCTGACATCTACTACCTTCTTCATTAAGTCTAGCTCGTTAGCAGGTGACACCAAGTATACAACTAATGTATTGGTATCTCCTGCAACCATGACAGCAGACACAACTGAGGTGTTAACCACGGAGATTGAAGACGGTAACGGAGATAGCTCTGTAACCATTCAAGCAGCAGGTGTAAGCACCTTCGAGGTGTGGAAAATCCCTGATGCTACGAACCCAGACAACTATGCAACAGGAACCCTCTTGGCTACTGTGGGCATTGGTAAGTTTAGGTTCTTGTCGGCTAATGGCTTTAAGTTTGTCATCCGTGACCAGACCACCAACTATCGGGTTGTTGTGGAAGCTGAGAAGGGTATTTACACAGCCGAGCTGTTCTTTGGAGCTGCTGTTCAGCTTGCACAAAGTGCCGAGGTGTCTCAAATCAACACCAAGGTGGACATCATGGCTATTGACTTGGATGCTATCAAAGGCACGGGACATACGAAGGACGTACACAGCTTGACGAACATTAAACGTAAGGCAGCTCTAGCAGCAGCCCTAAGCGCATAAGGAAGAACATGGGAATACGACAAACACCTAGAACTCTCCCCACAGTGGGAATGATGGCAGACGGGGTACAGAGTGCCTCTAATGCTACAGGAATGGTTGGAGAAGCTCTTGGTCTGCCTTATGTAGCTAAAACATTAGACCGCATGAGCTACGGAGAACCTCTAACAACAGGACAAGGCATGACAACACGCCTACGGCCTGACACTATGGGAGCAGCAGGAGCTGTAGGTCAATTCTCTCCAGCAGGGGCTATGAGGCCTCTAGCAATGGGAATGGGAGCAATGGTTCAACCTGCTACTCTCGATAGTGTCATCCAACTCTTGTTAGAGAAATATACCAGCAAATGATAGACAACGAACTTACTCAATACTATGAGCAAACTTTCTCAATGATGGCTACAGAAGGCTGGAAGCTGTTTATTGAGGATATGGAAAAGATTAAGACTAGCATCAACAACATCTATGAGGTCAAGGACGAACAAACATTAAAGTTTCGCCAAGGGCAGTTGGACATTATTGATTTAGTTTTAGGGCGTAAGGCAATGTGTGAGGAAGTGTACGAGGACATTACAAATGAAACGAATATTTGAATTCCTGTGCGACAACAACCACATCACAGAGCATTACATTGATGAAAGCGTCAGAGCAGCAAAGTGTAAAACTTGCAGCAAAGACGCAATACGGATTGTTTCAACTCCCCGTGTTGCCCTTGAGGGCATTACAGGTGCTTTCCCCGGAGCAGCAGATGCTTGGGTAAGAAAGCGTGAGGAGAAACTTAAACAAGAACAGAAGAAGGCCGCTGAATAAGCACAAGCTGGATTCATATTTAAATGTCCTAAAACCTCATTGAGGCAGGATGAAAGGTAAACATGGCAATTTTTGAAGAAGACACATTGGTTGATGAGAAGTTTGACGACATCACCGAACAAGACGGGGCCTCTCCTGTAGAGGCAACAGAAACCCCCAACAAGCCCTCAATTCCCGATAAATATGTCGGTAAGAGTTTAGAGGACATTGTGACTATGCACCAAGAGGCTGAGAAGCTCATTGGTAGACAGGCACAAGAAGTAGGGGAGGTTCGTAAACTAGCAGACGAGCTTATCAAGCAACAACTTGTCCCAAAGCAACAAGAACCTGTACAACAAGAAAACGAATACGACTTCTTTGAAGACCCCAAGAAGGCTGTTCGACAGGCAGTGGATAGTCACCCCGATGTTCTTGCAGCAAAGCAAGCAACACTAGAAATGAAACAGATGCGTAGTCAGGAAGTGCTCAATAAAAAGCATCCGGACATGGCAGACGTTGTAAAAGACAGTGAGTTCATCGAATGGGTTAAGGCTTCTCCTGTGCGTCTCAATTTATACGCACAAGCTGATGCTCAATACAACATTGAAGCTGCCGACGAGCTGCTCTCAACATTCAAGCAAATTCGCTCTGTAAAAAGCCAACAAACTCGTGATGACGGACAACAAGTCCTAAAGCAGAACTTGAAAGCAGTTGGTGTAGATACGGGCAATGGCAATGGAGGTTCTTCACAGAAAATCTATCGTCGAACCGACCTCATTCGGCTTCAAATGACAGACCCCAAGCGTTATGCTGCTCTAGGAGATGAAATTCTCGAAGCATACTCTCAGGGTCGTGTGAAATAGTCGCCTAGGCATCCCGTCTATGGTGTACACAATAATCAAATATTTAAGGAAATTTTAATATGGGTCTCGGAACCGCACACGTAACAAAAACCACAGGCGCAACATTTATCCCCGCAATTTGGTCGGATGAAATTGTAGCCTCTTACCAAAAGAACTTGGTAGCAGCAAACCTCATTAAGAAAATGAGCTTCAAGGGTAAGAAAGGCGATACCATCAATATCCCTTCTCCTACTCGTGGCTCTGCTTCTTTGAAGGCAGCTTCTACACAAGTAAACCTTATTGCCGCAACAGAGGGCAATGTTCAGGTGCTTATCAACAAGCATTACGAATATTCTCGCCTCATTGAGGACATTGTAGAAGTACAAGCCTTGAACTCTTTGCGTCAGTTCTATACCTCCGATGCTGGTTATGCACTCGCTAAACAGGTGGACACCGATGTGTTGGCCTTGGGCCGTGACGCTAACGGCGGTGGCGGCACTCTCGCCTATTCAGGTGCTTTCTCTGGCGCAGATGGCTCTACCGCCTATGTTGCTGGTGCAAACACTGGTTTAGGTGCTCTCACTGATGCTGCTATTCGTCGTAGCATTCAGCGTTTGGATGACAACGATGTCCCTATGGACTCTCGCTTCCTCATCATTCCTCCTTCCACCCGTAACACCATGATGGGTATTGCTCGCTTCACTGAGCAAGCCTTCGTTGGTGAACAAGGCTCTGGTAACACCATCCGCAACGGTGAAATCGGTAATGTCTATGGTATCCCTGTGTTCGTCACCTCGAATGCAGAGACCACCTCTGGTAGCACTGCTTGCCGTATTGCTTTGATGGGTCATAAGGACGCTGGTGTCTTGGTCGAGCAAATGGGTGTTCGTTCACAAACTCAATACAAGCAGGAATATCTTGCTACTCTGTACACGGCTGACACCTTGTACGGGACTAAAGAGTTGCGTGACTTCAGCCTCGTAGCTTTGGCTGTACCAGCCTGATAGACAAGCCAGCTTAACACTGGCTTAAAGAGGGAGAGTCTCAAAAGGACTCTCTCCTTTTTAGAGGGCTTTATGTAGAGCTTTCCATAAAGGAGAAACCAATGAAATTTAAATGCAAACACACAGGACAGGTATACGAGTTCTTGGTAGAACACGACATCAAAGAGATGCTTAAACATTCTGAATATTCTGCTCTGCCAGAAGCTCTGCCAGAAGCTGTAGAAGCCCCTGTAGAAGCCAAGCCCAAGAAACAATCTAAGGAAGCCTAAATGACCATATTTAGAGGTGAAGGCGGTGGTGGGGACGCAACCTCTGATGTAGAGGTGAACCTGCTTTCTTCCTTATCAAACACAGCGACAGCAGCAGCTACCTCTGCTACAGCTTCAGCAAACACAGCTACGGCAGCAGCAGCAACAGCAACAACACAAGCTGGAAATGCTAGTGTCTCTGCCTCTGATGCAGCCGCTAGTGCTGCTTTGGCTCAGGCATTGGCAGGAGCAGCTCCCTCACAGACAGGAAACTCAGGCAAGTTTCTGACAACGAATGGCACAGCTACCTCATGGGGAACAGTGGCTTATTCAAGCATTACAGGAACCCCTACATTAGGCACAGCAGCCGCTACCAACAGCACAGCCTATGCTACAGCAGCTCAAGGGACGTTAGCAGACAGTGCTCTGCAACCAGCAGCTATTGGTGTGTCGGTGCAAGCCTACAATGCTAACAATGCTGTTCTAAACGCCACACAGAGCTTCACACAGGCTCAACGAGGAGCTGTTGTAGCCTTGACAGACGGAGCAACAATTACACCTAACTTTGCTACAGGAAACAACTTCTCTGTAACATTGGCAGGAAACAGAACACTAGCTTCGCCTACCAACCTAACAGCAGGGCAGCATGGAAGCATCACCATTACTCAGGACGCAACAGGAAGCCGTACATTAGCGTATGGAAGCTCTTGGAAGTTCTCAGGAGGTACAGCTCCTAGTTTAACAACAACAGCTAATGCAGTAGATGTTCTTGCCTATTATGTCGAGAGTGCTACACGCATCACAGCTAAACTTATTACGGATGTTAAATGACTCTTAATGCAAACCCCCTGTTATTGGGGGATGATGGCGGGTACAACCTCACCCGCAGCCTACGGTTTCGGTCTAGTGCAAGTGCTTCTTTAACACGGACACCCGCAACGGCTTCTAACCGCAAGACATTTACTTGGAGTGGTTGGGTTAAGCGAGGTACTTTAAGCACCTACCAAAACGTATTTGGCGCTACAACAGGGGGATACCCATTTCTTCTTCGCTTTGACAATGACAATACTATATTTGTATATCAAGACGGCGCTGCGGATTATGGGGGGAACACATCCGCAGTTTATCGTGACCCCGCTGCTTGGTATCATATTGTTCTTGCTATAGATACCACACAAGCAACTGATACAAACCGATTAAAGTTATATGTTAATGGGGTACAAGTCTCCGTTAATCCAACATATGGGTATTTTGCTTTAAATGTAGACACAAGTATTAACAGCACAGGCGTTCATAGTATTGGTGGGCCATCTGCAAATTACTTTGACGGCTACCTAGCAGAAGTCAACTTCATTGACGGACAAGCCCTGACCCCCTCATCGTTTGGTGCGTTCAGCATCTACAACCAATGGCTTCCTAAGAAGTACGCTGGCACATACGGCACTAATGGCTTTTACCTGCCGTTCACCAACAACGCAAGCGCAGCAACCCTTGGTAACGACTTCAGCGGGAACAGCAACAACTGGACAACCAACAACATCAGTGTTACGACAGGAAGCACGTACGATAGTACAACCGATGTGCCTACGCTGACCAGTGCGACTGCGGCTAACTATGCAACTTTTAATCCGTTAGATATTGTAGTAAACACGGCAAGCAATGGAAATTTAAAACTTACGAATACCAGCACAGCGTATGGTGCGTGTAGAGCAACTATTGCTATACCAACAACTGGGAAGTGTTACTGGGAAACTGTAGTAACAGCACAAGATACTACGGTTGGTTCATGGTTTGGTGTAGGTATGATGATTCAAAGCATTGCGCTAAATGCTTATGTTGGCGAGACCGTTGGTGTTATTTTTTATGGCGATAGAAATGACGCAATTACCCGAATTTCAAACGGAATAACCGTTGTTTATACAGGGACTGTTATTGCTTTTGCAACTGGAGATATTCTTCAGTGTGCGTATGATGCTGACAGCGGAAAATTTTGGTTTGGTAAAAATAATTTATGGTGGAATTCGTCAGTTGGAACAACAGGCGACCCATCAGCAGGAACAAATCAAACTTTAACAGCGGCGGCAGGAACTTACTTTCCTTTTGTTCAACTTCGACAAGCGGCTGCGGGAACAAGTATCGCAGATATAAACTTCGGGCAGCGTCCGTTTTCATACACACCCCCAAGCGGCTTTGTAGCCCTCAACACTTTCAACCTGCCAACGGGGTCGGTGACAACAAATGGAACATTTACCGGCAATGCTAATGCAGATGGCCCATTTGTTTATTTGAATGGTGTACCAACAACTATGACAATTAACGGAAATGCTGTTACCTTTGGAACCCACTCTGACAAACTTGCTAATGGTTTCAAGGTGCGGTCTTCTTCCTCGTCTTATAACACGAGTGGTTCAAACACTTATTCAGTGAGCACTACAGGGGCGACATTCAAAAACTCTAACGCACAAGGAAACCCGTGATATACAAACTACCTAATGGACAACGACTTGGCTTAGGTCAAGCCTTTACGCTAGAAACTGTTCAATACCCTAGTAACTGGCTTCAGATGTCTAGCCAAGAGGAACGAGCTGCTTTAGGAATTACAGAGATTATTGTTGCTGCCCGACCAGACGATAATTACTATTGGGTGACTGAAAACGACAACGGTACTTTTTCTACTATAGCTAAAGACCTAGAGCCTCTCAAAGCACAGAAGAAAGAGAAAATTAAGCAAACAGCTTATTCCCTGCTTCAGCCTTCTGACTATGTGGTACTAAAGGCTTTTGAGGGAGGTTCTGTTGTTCCCTCGGAGGTGCTTACTTCCCGTGCTGCCCTTCGTGCTGCTGCTAATGCTAACGAGGCTTTAGTAGACGCTTTAACAAATGTGGATGAGCTTGCTGCTTTGCAACTTGTCTGGCCTAAAACACAAAAGGAGACTCTATGAAAACTATGCCTATTCGTGGACAACGCACAGCCACAAACAAGAAGCGTAAGAAACCAACCCCAATGCCTACGCCTAAGAAAGGCTACTAATGGCTCTCCCCTCATATTTAGACCTAGTAAATGAGGTGCTTATTCGTCTCCGTGAGCCAGAAGTGACCACGGTGAATGAGCACGTCTTGTCACGCCTTGTCGGGAAGTTTGTCAATGATGCTAAACGACAAGTGGAAGACAGCTACGATTGGAATGCTCTTACAACAACACTTACAGCCAACACCACGGCTGATGTGTTCAACTATGTCCTTGCAGGGACAGGTGCTCGGTTTAAAACCATTGAGGTATATAACAATACCAATCGGTATCACCTGAACAGCATGGACAGCGTTAGTATGACTCAGAGCTTCTTAGGGAGCGCAAACCCACAGAAGGGACAGCCATACTACTACAACTACAACGGCATTGACAGCAATGGCGACACACAAGTAGACATCTTCCCTATTCCTGATGGTGTCTATCAAGTGTTCTTTAACATCTACCAACCACAAGATTCTTTAGTAGCAGACAGCAGCACAATGAAGGTTCCTAAAGAGCCTGTTGTTTTGTTAGCCCTTGCTCGTGGCTTGGTTGAACGAGGTGAAGACGGAGGCTTGGCAAGCAGCGAGGCTTATTCCATGTACAAGAGCGCATTGTCAGACTACATTGCCATTGAGCAAAGCCGTTACCCTGAGCTTGATAGCTGGAGCTGGACATAGATGGCACAAAACATACAGACATTCAGTGTAACAGCTCCCGGCTTCTTTGGTCTAAACACACAAGACAGCTCTTTAGACCTAGAGCAGGGATGGTCTCTGGTAGCTAATAACGCTGTCATTGACAAGTTTGGTCGTATAGGCGCACGTAAGGGCTGGCTTCCACAGAACACAGCTTCTGGGCCTCTAGGCTCTGCTGCTATTCGCACTATAGCAGAACACGTAGATGATGCAGGTAATGTCTACACAATGGTGGCAGGTAACAACAAGGTGTTTCGTCTAACAGGCGGAGCATTGGTTGAAATTACCTACGGGGGAGGCGGAACAGCTCCAACCATTACAGGAGACAATTGGAGCGTGTGTAACCTCGGGGGAGCTGCTTATGCTTTCCAACGAGGACATGACCCATTGGTCTTTGATTCTTCTCTTTCCCCTACTACCTACAGAAGGATTAGTGAATATCCGGGCTATAGCGGCACGGTGCAACAAGCCAACTTTGGTATGAGTGCTTGGGGACGTGTATGGAATGTAGACACAACTACCGACAAGAGCCTCATTCAATGGAGTGATATTAAACACCCTGAGAAATATGCTACAGGTAGCGCAGGAACATTAGACGTTACAACCGTATGGCCTAATGGGAATGACACCATTACAGCTCTAGCAGCCCACAATGACTATTTGTTCATCTTCGGTACTCAGAACATATTGGTATATTCAGGGGCAACAGCTCCATCAGACCCTACCTCCTTTAAGCTAACAGACACAATTACAGGCATTGGCTGCATTGCTAGAGACAGCGTACAGAACACAGGTAGTGATGTCATCTTCTTGTCTAAGACAGGCGTGAGGAGCGTGCTTCGAACCATACAGGAAAAGAGTGCTCCATTTAGAGACCTCAGCAAGAATGTCCGTGATGACCTTATGCGTACCTTAGACGGTACAGACCTGAGCCTCGTAAAGAGCGTGTACAGCCCGTTAGAAGCCTTCTACCTGCTGACAGTGCCTATCACCAATCAGGTCTATTGCTTCGACACCAAACAGCCCTTGCAGGACGGAAGTGCTCGTATCACCACATGGGACAGCATTACACCAACCTGCTTCTGCTCCTTACGGGATGGTAGTGTCTTAATCGGTAAGAATGGCTTTGTCGGGAAATATACAGGCTATTACGACAACACTTCTACATATCGGTTCCAATACTTTACCAACCATGCTGACTTAGGACAACCAAGCATAACAACAGTGTTAAAGAAACTAAGCATTGTGGTTATTGGCGGTAGCGGTCAGTATGTCACTATCAAATGGGGCTACGACTTCAGCAGCAATTATCAGGCCCAAAACGTACAGATTCCTTCTCAGGGAGAGAGCTTCTACGGGGTGTCTGAATATGGCATAGCTCAATACTCAGACGGTGTTGCTCTACAAACTTTAGTGGCCTACCCCACAAGCAGCGGCAAGATTGTTCAGACAGGGTATGAGAGCGACATTCAAGGCTTCCCTTTGAGCATACAGAAGTTAGAAATTCAGGCCAAGAACGGCAAAATTGTTTAAGGAAAACAAATGACAGATTATGTAAAAAGTACGGCCTTTACCTCTAAGGACACGCTCCCTAGTGGTAATGCTCTTAAAATTGTAAAGGGAGCAGAGCTAGACACTGAGTTTAATAACTTAGCTATCTCCTCAGCAACCAAGGCAGACCTGTTGTCTCCTGTGTTTACAGGGACACCCACAGCTCCCACAGCAACAGCAGGGACAAACACTACACAACTAGCCACTACAGCTTTTGTTTCCTCTGTTAGTTCAGATGTGGCTCTAAAAGCTCCGTTAGCAAGCCCTACATTCACAGGTGTTCCTGCTGTGCCTACAGCCTCTGTAAACACTAACACAACACAAATAGCTTCTACAGCTTTTGTTCTTGCTCAAGCAGCATTGGCAACTCCTCTAGCAAACGGAACAGCAGCTGTAGGAACAGCTACTAAATTTGCTCGTGAAGACCATGTACACCCAAATAGCGGGTTTGGTGTGGGTCAAGTATGGGCGGATAAACAAAGTGTACGGGCATTATCTACAACATATACCAACAGCACAGGAAAACCCATTGAAGTTTCTGTTGGAGGCTACAGTGGTGGTTCAGGTGGTGGATATATGTCTTGCACTATTAATGGTGTAGCTGTCCCTTTTGTAAGCTGGTACTCAGCCGGAGGCAGCTATCCGTTTATTGGCACTATTATTGTGCCTGTAGGGGCTACTTATTCAGTGTCGTTTGTCACTACTGCCGGAACTCCAACATACAACTTCTGGTACGAATTGAGCTAATATGCTACACAACTTCTCTGATGGCTTATATGCCAAGGAAATGCTCCTCCCGAAGGGAACATTTGCTGTTCAACATAAACATACATACGACCATTTAAGCATATTAGCCAAAGGGAAGGTACAGATGCAAACCTACAGCCTTCTCTCGGCATCTTCTTCATCATTAAAACTTAAGCGCAAGGACATATAAATGTTACCATTAATTGCAGCAGGAGCAAGTCTTCTTGGTGGCTATATGCAAAGCCAAAGCAACAAGGAGGCAGCTAACACCCAAGCCAACGCACAGCTAGAGGCTGCTCGTATAGCAGCAGATGCTCAACGGTTTCGACCTGTAGGGGTTACAACAGCCTTTGGTAAGAGCAACTTCGGTACAGATGCTCAAGGGAATTTAACCTCAGCAGGTTACACCCTCAGCCCACAAATGGCAGCACAGCGAGATGCTTTCTTAGCACAAGCTGGTGGGTCTGGCATGGACATGATTCAGCAGGGACAACAGGCTGGTCAAGGGCTTTTCAACCTCGGAAAGGGCTATTTAGCCACATCGCCTGAGCAAGCAGCTCAAAGCTGGATGCAAAAGCAACAAGCCTTGTTAGCCCCTAGTAACGACATGGCATATGCTCGTATGCAGCAGAACCTACAGAACACAGGCAGGGGAGGGTTGTCTGTGGCTCAGGGAGGCTCTCTAGGAGCAGCCAACCCCGAAGCACAAGCCTATTACAACGCCTTAGCACAACAGAATGCTGGTCTTGCAACACAGGCACAGGCAGAAGGCAGGGCACAAACCTCCTTCGGACAAGGGCTGTTAGGTGGAGGCATTGACCTCACCTCTAAAGCCTATGACCCCTATAAAACACAGTTTGGCTTGGCGCAGACCCTTGAAAGCGCAGGAGCAAATTCCCTCTCAATGGGCAGTGAGCTAGGAGGTCGAGCTGCTCAATATGGAGGTAATGCAGGTAACACCCTGTATCAAGGAGGCATGGCAGCAGCAAACACAATGGGAACAGCCAATCGGCAAAACCCTTGGGCAGATGCCATTGGCGGTGCTTTAGGTAATCAACAGCTAATGTCTGGTGTTGCTAATATGTTCAATAGACCCACAGGTACTTTTAAAGCTGACCCCGGTGCTTATGCATTTGGCACAAACTCTTGGGACTAAGGAAATATATGACTGAAATTGTAAAAGGACTATTTGGCTTCTCTCCTCAAGAGCTTGCTATGCAACGTGACCAAGAGCTGACAACAAAGGCTAATGCCTTTGCTCAATTGTCTCCTGAACAACGAGCCACACAAATGCTCTACAAGGGAGGAAACCAGCTTGCAGGAGCTGTAGGAGGCATGCTAGGGGCACAAGACCCACAGATGAAGAAAAGCAGCGACCTACAAGGCATTATGCAAAGCGGAGACTTCAATACAGTTGAAGGAGCCACAGCTATGGCTCAACAAGCAGCAGCTATGGGCTATGGCAACGAAGCACAACAGATGTATGCTCATGCACAAAGCCTACGCAAATCTGCTGCTGACCTTGGTCTTACAGAAGCTAGAACACAACAAGCCTTACGAGAGAAGCAAGGGGCAGACCCGTTACAGCAGCTCATTCGAACAGGTAAATATACTCCAACTAGTGTTGAAAAGTATTCAAAATCAGGTAATGTCTCTGACCTTGACAATGTTGAGAAAGCCGACCAAACAGCTCTTTCTGAAACATCAGAAGGCATCTACCTTGTTAACAAGACAACAGGTGATAAAATTGCCCGTATCGGTTCGGCTCCAGACAGGCGCACAAGTGTCAATGTCCGTGGAGATGTACAAGAAACTCAATTTGATAAATCACTTGGAGAAGGTCAGGCTAAGGACGTATTAACTAGTAAAGTAGGAGCACAAGATGCAGCAACTATTTTACGGACTAATGCGGTAGCTAAAGGTCTCCTAAAAGCAGGAGCAATTACAGGTACAGGTGCGGACTTCTTAATTGGTCTAAACAACGCTTTGTTACAGGCAGGAATTGAAACAACATCTTCGGATGCTGCTGCTAATTCTCAAGCATATGTTGCAAACATGGGTGCTAACGTAGGAAGAATTATTAAACAATTCGGTGCTGGTACAGGTCTTTCAGACGGAGACCGTAAATATGCAGCCGATATTGCTGCTGGTCGTATTACATTGACACAGAAAGCAATGGAACGAATTATTGATATTAACGACCGAGCAGCTACAAATGTTATTAAACAACACAACAAGTCTGTTGAAGGAATTAAGACAAACAGACCATTAACTGTTGAAATACCTACTACGCCCCTTGCAGATAAAAAAGCACGTTTAGCAGAACTTGAAGCAAAAGCAAAAGCAGGAGGAGGTCGATAATGGCTTTAACAACAGCAGAGCTAGAAGAATTAGATTCTCTAAGAAAAGAGCTTGGTTACGGCCCAACAGGAACGCCAATAGCAGGAGAAGACATCTCAATGTTGTCCCCTGAATATACTAAAAGAACGGCAATGGAAGCTGCTGCAGAAACTCTACCAATGGTGGGTTCTATTGCAGCCACTGCCTTTGCACCTGCAATAGCTATCCCTGCAAGAATGGCTCTTTCAGGTTTAGGAGCTATGGGAGGAACAGCGGGTAAGCAACTTATTGAAACCTTTGGTCTAAATAAACCTGTCGATGCTGCAAAGATGGCTTTAGAATATCCAGAGGAATTCTTTAAAGGGTCTGTAGCAGAAGGAGCTGGACAAGTTATTGGTAAGGGGTTTTCAAAAGGTGCTGCTTTACTGCGTGAGTCTGCTTTAGGCACAAAGCTACTTGGGCCTGTCATTTCTAAAGAAGCAGAGATTGCTGCTAAACAAGAAGTGCAAGGTATGCTAAAAAGGTATGGCACTACTTTAGGCATTCAAGAGGCAAGTGAGGGTGTTCTTCCTAAAGTGGTTGAACGTATTTCTCGTATTGGCCCAACTAAAGCAGCTTCCGAGGCTGATAGAGCGATGACTGATGCCATCTCTAAAGAAGTTTCTTCTTTAGCTGATGAAATTACCTCGACTGTCTTATCCCGTGAAAACATTGGTACAGGTCTAATGACTGCTCAAAAGCAGGGCAGAAGCACTCTCTATAAAAACTATGGGGAAACGCTAGGTGAGTTGATGGATGATGGAGGCTCACTTGCTGTGTCTATGTCTTCCGTTAATAACATTGGAACAGCAGCTCTAGGAGGAGCTAAAGAAAAGCTGGTACAAGGTGCGGCTGCTTCTAACATCATGGGAACAGCAGCAGAGACAGAAGCAAAGAGTCTCTTGGCACTGAAGCCAGAACTCACCTTTAAACAGGCTAACGAGGTTCGCTCTAGTTTGCTAGAGAAGCAGCGTGAGATGGAAAAAGGAACTCCTGCGTATAACATTGTCAGCAAGGCTGTAGAAGAAATTAGTAAAGCTATGGACAATGCAGCGGGTAACGCTTCTCCTGAGCTTCTGGCACGGTATAAGGCTTTAACAAGCGGATACAAACAAGCCATTGCGCAACTAGACCCTAAGATACTTGCTAACGCTGCTAATAAATACCCAGAAAAGATAGCTGATAACCTAATAAGTAATGGGACAACATCTGCTTGGAAAGAGACACAGATAATGCTCAATAAGGCTAAGAGCCTTGGAGTAGATACGACAGGTCTCGCTGAGAACATTCAACGGGCATACCTTGAGAAAACATTTGCTGACTCAGGCGTTACACAAGTAGCCTCCAGACTTAAAGACAAAGCCAAGGCAGAGCAGTTTGATGCAATTCTCCCTAAAGATGTACAGAACAGAGCACGAGCCGTAGCTAAAGCAGGAGAGATTCTAGGGCAGCGAGGAAAGGCTATTGACTTAGCTTCAGCAGCAGCTTTGTCAACGGGTGTTGGTACAGCAGCAGGTGCTTTTATTGGAGATTCCAAAGAAGGCGCAGGTATTGGAGCTGCTGGAGGGATTGTCACTTTGGTCTTAGCTCCTAAGCTGGCAGCACGGGTAGCTTATTCTAGTGTGCTAACAAACAAGTTGCTTCAATCAGCGGCTCTTGCAGACAAGGGAAACTTTGCTGCTTCTTCTTTAAAACTAGCTGAAATTTATAGGGAGCTTAGTAAAGAAGGTGGAGGCACTCCTCAAGGGTTGTCTCCTCAAGAAAAGCAAGAGATGGAAGCACTACGACAAGAGGTAGACCAATGAACTTTGGTACTAAAAGCGAGGCTTTCTTAGCCTGTGTGCATGAAGACCTACAGAAGGTGATGCACAAGGCCATAGAAGCCCCTCCTTACGACTTCAGCATTACGGATGGTCTACGAACGCTAGAACGCCAGAAAGAGCTTGTAGCAGCAGGAAAGAGCAAGACCATGAACAGCAGACATTTAACAGGGAAAGCTGTGGATGTCTGTGTTCTCATCAACGGGAAGGCTTCATGGGAGTTTCATAAATACGAGGAGCTTGCAGAGCACATTCTCGGGGTGGCTAAGGTATTAAACATTCCTTTAATATGGGGAGGCTCTTTTAAAGGATTTAAGGACGGGCCACATTGGGAATTGGACAGAAAGGTATATCCATGAGCTTGTTATTAGCCCTGTTATACCCCTTAGCCATCCAAGGCATTAGAGGAGGGCTGTGGTGTTTGCTGCTGCCGATTACTATAGTGGCGTGGGTAATTGACATTGTAGCAAACTATACGGAACTAGCCCTGCTCACATGGGACTTCCCTCGAAAGGGGGAGCACACCTTCAGCACTCGCTGCTTAAGGCTCATTAAACAGGACGGGTGGGCTGGCTTTGTAGGTCGTAAGACACAAGCCTTCTGCAACTTCTTTTACAAAGGACACATATAATGGGTGTAGACATATTACTAGGGCTTGCCTCTAAGGTGTTTGATAAGGTGTTCCCCGACCCCTCTAAAGCAGCAGAAGCAAAGCTAGAGCTGATGAAGCTACAACAGAACGGAGAGCTAGCAGCAATGATGGCTCAGACAGAGATAAACAAGACGGAAGCAGCTAGCAGCAGCATATTTGTAGCTGGCTGGAGACCGTTCATTGGATGGGTGTGTGGACTAGCTCTGATGTATCAATACTTGGTACGTCCTCTAGTTATAGCCTTCTTTCCTGCTCTGTCCTTCCCCGGTCTGGATGACAACCTATGGCAGCTAATGATGGGAATGCTAGGGATGGGTGGTCTACGGACATTTGAGAAGACCAAGGGAGTTGCCTCCTAAGAAACAACAAAGCCGCTAAAGGGAAGTCCCTCTAGCGGCTTTTTGTTGTTTGCGAATAGCAAATGCTATGCCTGTTTCTCTTTCAAGGGAATACCTCCATCATCTCCGTCTAGGTATATTTCAATGCGAAACACACCTAATGAAATAGTGATGGTGGCACAAGCAGCTCCTTCGTTTGGAATGTTGCCGTCATCGTCCATCTCATAGGCAACCCCACTCTCGATGCCAACCACTAGGCCAGATATCCAATCTATGTCAATTTGCATAAGTTTCTCCTTCATATGTCTTTGTCCACGGCTGTCCTGTATCCCTATGAAATACTATTTCAGTACAAGCCTCTTTCAAAGCCTGTTCCGCTGCTCGTATAAACTTAGGAAGAATGTCTTGAGACACAACAAACTTCGCCACTTCTAGTTTACCTGTGCTTTCAACAGCTCTTGCCATGTAATAGCACCCAAAGCTGCCTACCCATTGTCGGGGTAGTTTGTCATAATAAACTATCACCGTTGGCTCCTTGTAAATTGATGCAACAAAGCACCAAAGCTGTCAACAAATACCTCGTCATGGTCGTTACGCCCCATTGAGAACAGTATAGCATGGACAATCTCGTGGTAAAACACCTGTTCGGCATACAGAGGGTTTAAGCCCTCCTTGATGTAAAGGGTGAAAACAGCGGGGTCACATCGACCTAAGTCGGTCATGTCCTTCACCATCTTCACTGTCCACTTTCCCCCAACAAGGTTAAAGGTCTTTGGTATCATACACCACAGCTTCCACCACCAGTGAGTTCACAAATGTCAACTTCTTCATACACTACATCCTTATGTTTCAACGCCTCTTCATAAGGCACTGAGGTTAACGGTTGACCGCCACGGCTACCATCCGGATAACAAGTAAAGCCACGAAGACGTGGGGCATATTTTGCAAGGACAGCTGTAAATTTATCAACCTCTCCTGCGTTATTGAACTTTGAACCCCAACTTGGCAGGTTGATAGTCGAGCTAATAGACATATCCACATAGTCCTGAATGTCTGCTTGGAACTTAATTCGCTGTTCATAGTTTTCACTTAGGTCAATAGCACTTTCAATCTTGCTTGGGTCAACTCCATATTGGTCGATAAGGATTTGAGCTGTTCCGTCAATGACGTACTGATACTTCCACTTCGTCCCTTCCGTGAGAAACCTTCGTTTATATGCCACAGCAAAGAGTGGTTCGATTCCTGTAGTCGTCCCTGCAAGTATGCCAATCGAACCTGTAGGAGCGATAGCTCGATAAGCTGCTGGTCGACTAATAAAGAATCGGTCACAATGTTCATCTGCTGCTCGTTTGCTTTCATCTTTATAAACTGCTAACCATTTATGTAGCTCTGGGACTACTTCATATCCGTAATTGCGCTTGAGGAGCCATTCGTGGATACCCATAAGCCCAAGTCCAAGACGACGGTTCTTTTCCCGTACCTTGTAGACTTTATCATAGGGAAGGTCTGCTCGTAAGGTGCCACACACAAGGAATTTGGAGGCAAGCGTAACCACTGATTCGAATTCTTCCAAACTTGTAATATTGCCCATGTTGATTGAGCCAAGATTGCATACGTCACTATCATCTTCAGACGTAACTTCAGTACAAGCGTTTCTAAGCGTTTCATTCTGTTTATCTCCAAAGTTAAAGCTAAAGCCCGGTTCTGCTGTTTCCATAGCCTGTCGTACATTCTGTTTAAACACAGCGTTGTTCTCAAGACCACCTACTAACGAGGCATCATCATAATTCACTGAAATGTTAGTCATGTCCAAAGGCGCAGATGCATTGAAATCTTTTGCTTTCATGGCCTTGATGTCTTCGTTCCAATTCTTCATGGTAAGAAACTTCTGAATGTCATCATGCTGCCAATTAAGACTAGCATAAATAGCAGACCTACGGCTTCCTCCCTGCATCACATTACGACCAATCTCATTAATGGCGTTCATCAATGGAATAGGGCCGCTGGCAGTGCCTCCTGTACGGCTCAAAGCCTTCCCTGAAGGACGTAGGCGGCTGTAGTCAATACCAATGCCTCCACCTGTCATTAAACAGCTCATTGCTCGCCATGTAACGTTGCTCCACTCCTCTCGTGTGTCTTCTTCAGCACGAAGCAGGAAACAGTTGTTATATGCCTTGAACGGACGACCTGCGTAATAAAGGTAACGACCTCCGGGCAAGAATTTCATCTCCTTGATATATTGTGTCAGAAGTTTACGGTCAGTTTCTGACATAAGGGTGCTGGTTGTACCATTACGGCTACCACATACGTCTTCAACTAAACGCTCTGACAACTTAGCCCATGTGTCTCCCGGCCCTTGGGCGTACTTAAAACGAAACACATTCTCTGCAAAACTATTACGAAATTCACTCATACTATTCTACTTCCTTTAAAAACTTGTCCATATTATCTTCTACAACGTCTGCAAAGGCATTGATAAGGTCTCTGCTGCTGATGTTCAACAGCTCTAGCAAGGACACCTCATCAAGCCTTTCCAGCTTCTCTTTTAGTTCTTCAAGAAGCACGGTCATACGCATCAATAAGCCACTGCAAATACTGTTGCATCTTCTCTAGGTCTTCCTTCCCGTTCTTCTCCATAAAGCGCATACCATATTGCATCATCTGCGTATAGTCTGAACTAAACAGAGGGCTATAAGGAACAACTCCCTCTCCCATTTGCTTATCCACCTTAGCTACAAGTTTCTCAATGACATCACGCACTTCAATGCCAATGTTCTCAAAGAGCATATAGTGCTTTGGCTTCCCTACAACGTCATAATCTTCTGGCTGGTCTGTCATCAGCTCTAAAGCTGTGTCGAGAGAAGTGTTACGAATGTAGTCTAAACGGATGTTGTCTTCTCCATTGAAGATTCCCCTGAAATACACATAGTCTCCCTCTGAGTCCTTGTACACGCCCTTTACAGGCTCGTCAAAGAGAAGGGGGTTTGAGGCTGCCTCTTTATAGCCTTCTGTGTTTGCTTGAATGCTCTTGATGTAGTCCTGCATCTTCTCATTAAACTCATGTTCAAAGTAAGGCACACCAATGCGTCCACAGCTCTCTTTATATTGGTCTTTAGTCATTTAGCACCTCTGCGTTTGTTAGTTTACCGTTTGTGAATGTTAGCTTTACATCCGCCATACGGTTGTCGGGGCCAGACCAGCTTGAATATGTATAACGATGCTCAATAACATCTTTAGGCTTGATTCGATAGTCTAGCCGTGTAGTGTTCCAATTCATAGGATATTGTAAATTTATGTCTTCCCATCGACTTGATTCAATGAGCCTCCATTGGATAGTCTCTCCGTCTGCCCACGCCTGTACCACTTTAGCAAATTCTTGTTTATTCATTTGATTCCTTGTTAGCATATTTACGTTCTAAATACTCGATGCTTAGCATCATTTCATCAAAGCTACCATCTTGTACATCATTAAGAACAACTAGTCCCCGCCAATGCCTGTTAGAAAGATTGTCCATATAATCTTCATCATGTAAATAATAGCTACCAGCAATGATAGCACAAATAGGCTTACCATCAGCTCGTTTTCCATACGCTATTTGCTTTCCTTGTTGATGTCCCGCCACGCAAGACATATGGAGCTTACTGATAATAGCAGCAGGGGAAGCAGCAGGGCGGCCCATGGCTCCCACAGGCCAATAATGGCTAAAACCAACACCCCCAATAAATACAGGTTTGAGGAACTCATGAACTTCCCAATCTTTAAGAGCAAGGTGGTCATACGTCATCAGTCCTTCTAGCATCGGGTTGTTGTTAATAGCACGACTAATCCGGTTACAGTGGTTTCCCGTTAAGAACACCATACGAGGCTTATACACCTTGTGCTTGCTCTCTTTCTGTGTCTTCTGCATTGCCTTTAAAGGGGCTAGGAGGGCTTCCATGCCTTTGTTCCCTGCCTCAATGTCTGCTAGGTAGCGTTTCCCCTCGAAATACTTACTACCTGCCTTGTCGTGGCTTGACAAACTGGGCATATCCCAATGGTCGCCAAGGTGTACAACAACGTCTGGTTTGTAGTCACAGATAGCCTTCCCTGCCCATGTCAGGTGCTTGGTAGGCGTATCTGGCTTGCACTGAGTGTCAGGGATGCACAAAATTCTCATTTCTTCCTAGCCTCCATCATTAAGTCTGCTATTGCATAAGCCTGTGTTGGTATCACAACAAATAAACCAGCGTTGTCTATTAACGCTTGCATAGCCTTGGCTGCAAAGTAATCACGCAGGGTCATGCCTTCATCTTGGACATATTCTTTTTTGTCCGTGTCCCATTTACGTGTGTGATTGGGCAAAGGAAATGCTGGTATATCGTTCATTCGTTCTCTCCCCACCCTGTAGCACGTCCTGCACTTTCTTCCTCGCTGTCATAATAGTCCCCAAACCATCCCTCGCCCTCACGGAAAGGGGAATATTCAATGCGTACCTTATCACGTACACCGCAATAGCCCGTGCTCTCTAAGAAGAACAAGAAGTCTTGTAGGACAACAGGCCAAGGAGTTCCGTCATCATACTTAATAGCAAAGGTGATGTCTTTGTCTTCAATGCTGTCTTCTTCTCGAAATGTAAACTTATTTGTCATTTGGTTTCCTTACTTGTTAGGGGATACTGCGTTCTTTAAATTAGCCATAAAATCTTCTAAAGCATCCACTGTATAGGGCTGGTCTTTGTCTGTTAAAGAGCCTCCTAATGTAATACTATCAGCAACAACGGATACGGGAACTGTAACAACTGCTGTTGCAGCTTTTGCGATACTTTCAATAAATCCAAACATTATGTGGTTTCCTTTATGTTCATTACACGTTTCATTAGCTCTGCATTAGCAAGGCTGTAGGCAGGTTCATCATAGAAGCTGTTGTAATATGCAGGGTCTTGTCCTACACGTACAGAGTTTCTTGATATAACACCTTGTATGTCTTCTAAAGAAGCTCCCCAAGGCACTTTCTCATACATCATGCTGCTTCCTTAAAATTCATAAAACATATGGCATTGCTGCTCATGGTGGTTGTAAGGCACTCCTGCGAAATACATCAGAGGCTTCTCCGAGGGAACATAAGGAGAGAACCTCTGGCATAGTTCTGTAGCAGGACAGCCGTGTCCGTCACATAGGGTGATGTCATACTTTTCCATTTGAAGGCTTCTTAGCACAGGGGAAATGTTGCATCATGGTGTACATAATAAACACACTTGCATCATCATGTCGTAAAGCAGGTGAAGCCACCAGTGTGTTCTTTACAAGGTCAAATATCTGCCCATTTGTCACCTTCTCTGGACGACAAAAAGAGGAACCATCTGCTGCTTGTACATACCCAACAATGAAGCCCTTTGCTGCTCCTCGTTCAAAATCGTCTTTGTTCCCTAAAGCATCTAGCAGCTCATTGCCTGTAAAAGCATATGACAAGCTGCTTACTAAAAGCAGAGACATAGCTAATAATTTCTTCATGTTTTCTTCCTTTGTTCTTTCTCTAAAGCACTCTTAACCTTGTGGCATGAGACACAAAGCACCTGAAGGTTCTGTTCCTCACAGAACAACCTGTCAATGAATGTGTCCCACCCCTGCCATCCCTTCTTGGGGTCTACTGCTGGCTTCTTGTGGTCAACCTGCACCTCTTTAGCTACGAATTCCTGTTTACATTCGTTGCATTGAAAGTGTTTAGCAAGTTTCCCTGTCTTTACATTGGTCTTTCTCTCGGTAAAGGCAGCATCAAGCACAGCATATTTAGGAGGCCACCTCTGAGTTGCTGTTCGCAATGCCGACACAACAAAGCTCTTGAACCTAGCCTCCGTCCATTCCCCTCCATTGTAGCTTCTTACGTTGGGGGTTGCCATAGCTGCCCCTCTGTTCGTCTAAGCCACAACAAGCAGCCATTTTCTAACACACGCTCTGGAGCCTCTCCAGCAGCCTTATAAGCCTCTACAACAGCCTCATACATCTCTTTCTCTGTTGTCAGCCCCTTAAGCAGCCTAGCAGCCTTTACAGGCCCAATGCCTTTAAGCCCTTGTATTGCATCAATTCTATCGCCTGTCAGCATTTGCAAATAGAAGCTCTTGAGACCCTGTTCTTCAGAAACAAAATATTCCAAGTCCTTTACGGGGTTGTAATGCCACCCCGGTAGTTGGTCTAGGTCTTTGTCCACATGAACTATCCACACGCTCTTTCCGTTTGCAAAGATGCCCACAGCGTCATCAGCTTCTTCACCCTCTGTTGTTACAGCCTCCAGCCGTGTTAGGTGCTTTCTCAAAGCCTCATAATGCTCTGGCTTCTCTAGGTCTTTCCTATTTCCCTTATAAGGCACTGTCTTGGCAATGTCATAACGGAAGTTTGTTTTCCCCGTAATGAAGGCATTGTAGGTTGTGCATTTAAGGCGAATGTACACCATGTCTGTCAGCCATTCAGTGAGCCGATTCTTAGCCCATTGTTCCTCTACATCTTTGCAGGAGAAAGCAACATGGTACACAAGAAAGTCGGCATCAATGACAGCTTCTGTCGGTTTATCAGGAAGGGTCATACAAAGCACTCACAGGGTTTTTCAAATAGGTCATCTTGGTACTCGTTAAATTGTTTCTTAACCTTTGCAAAGAAGGTTCTAGCATCTTCATGCTCGTTCCCTACAATGCCTTTAATCTTCATCTGTTCAAACAGTGGTTCAAGTTCTTCTAAATATTGCTCTTTCATTATCGAATAGCCAATAATTTCTTCACTTGCCTTTGCCTTTTCCCAAATGTCTTTCCGAGTACAGTAGACAATATACCAATGCTGCTTTCCAGCTTTAAGACACCCAGTGCAATTAGCGTGTTTAAAACTTCCGTATGTTAAAGGAGGTTCTATGCCAACATCAATTGTACTAGAAATTGTCCGTTCTGTCCACAAAGCAAGAGGATAGTCAGACTTAAACCCCATCCCTGATAGGATGCTAGACCGTCTCTGTACCCTGTGCATTTCGTTCTTGTCAAACCCATAGTACAACACACAGGTTTTGTCTGGGAAATATTCTTTTAAATACTTCTCAAAGGGCTGTGTCTTGAGCCTATGTGTGCAAAGAGCTGTCCCTTTACCCACCTTAAAAGCAGCAGCATCGACCACCACATCAAATTGGTCTTTAGTGCTCCAATCAGGATGATTAGCATATGTGATAGAAACACCTACATAGTCTGCAACAGCCTGTTTGAACCTCTTAATGTCCTTGTCTTCTACATTAGCATGAATGTCGTGGTTAAGAAGAATGGTGTTTTCTTTGCCAAACTTCCTAACCACTTCAATAGCTACTAATGCGCTGGAGTGTCCCCCAGAATAGCAGACTATGTGCTTCACTCTTACAGCTCCATGTCTGCTGTGTCTTCTTCCTTAGCAGAAGGGACATAGGTGACAAGCTCTGTAACCACTACACGCTTGGCAGAGGCAGCAACGCCTGTCTTCTTAGCAAACTTCCATTCGTATGTTCCTAGAACCAGCGTAGCCTTTGAACCGTTGCCAATAGTTTTTGGGTCAATGTCCTTGCCATCATCGTCCACAGGCTGAATAGCGAAGTTGCTCTTGCAGGTGACAAAACGTCCCATGCTTTCGTTCTCGCCTACATGAACACCAAGGGCTTCCACCTTAGCTACGTCTTCAGGAGACAGGTTTCCTAGCTTCACCAGATACTTCTTAGAAGCCTCTGTGTATTGGTTAAATTGAACCATGTCAGAAGCGTAATAAAGCTGTCCATTGATGGTGATAGGTTTTGTAGTCATTTAAGTTTCCTTTTAAAAAGTGCCTCTCGGCTTAATGCGTGTCTTTCCACGTCCGTCCAATCTTATACTCTCCATTCAGGGGGCATCTAAGACCAAAATGTTCCCCTGCTTCAACAATGCTTTGCACTGCTGCTTCACCTACTATTGTAGCATACTTGTCAGATGTTTCAAGCTGAATTTCATCGTGGACATTAACAACTAGCACAATAGGCCATGAATTTTCCTTGCATTTGTTGTAAAAAAGACACAAAGCCTTCTTCATAACAATTGCCCCTGCCCCTTGCAGCAAGCTGTTTAAGGCTGCGTGTTCGGAGCGTACCCATATTTTTCTTCCATCCAAACCCGGCACGTATCCTTTAGCTGCGTATTTGCTAACAGCGAAAAGGAGTTTTGCAAGGGCTGGTGTTTGCCGGAGGAACTTGGATTTAAGTTTTGCTCCATCCTTTGCATTTCCCCCAACAATGCTTCCAATCTTTGCGTCTCCTGCGCCGTAGAGGAAAGCATATATGAAAGTTTTTGCAGTGTCTCGTGTAGCAAGTCCTGCTGCTCTTTGATTGACTGTATGCACGTCCGTACCAACTTTAGAACTACCTTCGGTGACTGTTTTGACATAATCTTTGTCCTTCATGTAATGAGCCAACATTCGTAGCTCTAAACCACTAGCATCAATTCCTACCAATACCTGTCCGTCTTCGACTGTCCAGCACTCACGACATTCAGGGCCATAGACACTACCTGCATTAGGTATCTGTGCCATGTTAGGGCTGCTGTGCGTCATACGCCCTGTTACAGCTCCGTTGGTAATAACTTTTCCATGCACCCGTCCGTCTTCCTCCACAGCCTCAAGCCAGCTCTCGACCTGAGAAATACGCTTCTGTAAAAGCAGATATTCCTTAACAAGTTCAGCAAGCTCTTTCAAAGACTTTTTGTCAGCTTCCTGCAAAATCGCCATAATACAACTCCCGAGCTTGTTTCGCTACTTTATCAGCATCGGCAACATTAGAAAAAGTCCCAAAACAGAGTGTCTTACCGTCCATACTTAGAAGTACACGATATTTTCCTACTGATTTTGATGTATATACATTTCGGGGAAGTTCTCTTTTAAAATTACCGTTGTTTCGATTTCTGTTATTTTCTTGTGCAGTGCATTCTCTTAAATTTTCTATACGATTATCAGTCCTATTCCTGTTGATATGGTCTAGCCGTACAGGGAAATATCCTTTATGAAGATACCAAACAATATGATGTACTTTAAGCCTCTTATTTTGTACTTTTGTTTCAATGTATCCGTGTTTACTTTTATTACCAACAGGTTTACCACAAATAGCCCGTCCTTTAGTTTTTTTCCAAACTAATAACCCATCTTTTTTGTATTCAATATCAGTTAAGTCCATTACATTCCTTTATAATTTCATCTAGAACAACCTCATCTACAATTATACTACCTTTTTCAGTATATTTGGAGGGACGCCAGCCTAACTCTTGAAGTTTTTTAGCTACTTGTTGTCGGCTACTGATATTAAAAGTAACCACGGCATCTTTGAGTCTTTTTCCTGTTTTGTCACTGTATCTTTCGACTTCTCTTGTGGGATAGAGGGCTTCAGACTGTTCAAGTAATTCGTCCACTCTTGTTTTGAGATGAGTAATAAGGGTTGTTGCATAAGGCCTATCTAGTTTAAATCCATTTTCTATCTGTTCTTCAATAATGAAAGCAACTTCGTGCTCCAAGGCCACGCTTTGCTCACTAAACTGTTTCTCATTAAGCTCATTGACTAGATTGAGATACAACTTAGCTGTCACTTTGCAGTCTTGCTCACAATAGCTTTCAAGAAGACCCATATGAGGCTTATCGTAGCACTCAAGCTCGTATTCCTCTCTGCGTCCCATCACCCATTGCCAAGCAGCTTGATAGTTAATCTTTTGGCATCCGAGGCTGTTTCCCCATGCTTCTAATGAATGACCATTCTCTCTGCTCGGCTCTAGCAGACGACTTACTATCAACGTATCGTACAGGAGGCTCGAAGCTATCTCTATCTTCCAACACTTCTTCAATAGAGGGGAGTCGAATCCTATTACGTTGTGACCGACTATCAACGAAACGCCCCTTAAATAATCCATGAGGCTGCTTGCTTCTTTCCATGTTCTTTTCTCTCCAGTGTCAATGTTCTTTGTACATACAAGCCATATTTTCGTATGGGCTAGGTTGCTTTCACAGTCTAAGACTATCCTCATTTTGTTCTTTCGTGTTCCATTTTGCTACAAGAGCCTCTGCGTTTTCTTTAGAAGTAAACACAGCTCCGTTCCCAAAGGAGAGGCAGTTTACGTCTTGGTCGTTTAACACCCCATACCAGCCTTCATTAGCTTTGAACAGCTTATACGGAGGATGTGCAAAGTATCTGGACTTCCGTGCCTTTTTCATGTCGTTACAAAAGAAGCATGAGAAGCTAATGTCAAGCAATGTTTCTACATCATTCATCTGTTTCCTCTATTAGCTCCACCACCACTTCGTAATCTCCTGAGCCATTGTAGTCGCCGTAATACTTGTCGAGAGCCTCATCTGCTGTCTCTGCTTCGTATTCATATGTGCCTCGCTCTGTCCATACTTCGTATAAGTTCATTTCTAATCCTAAAAGGGAGCAGCAGGGAGCTGCTCTTGTTTCTGCTGCTGGGACAAGCGGAGCTTGTCATAAGCCTTCTCTTGTTGTTTAGTCCAAGGAATAGCACCTGTAGCAGGTGGGAAAGGCCACACCACAGGCTCTTGTGCTGCCCTTGACGAGCGTTTCGCCTGACGGCTCAAAGAGCTGTCGCTTGTCTCGTCCTGTGCCAAGGCTGCTTTGAGTGCTTTGTTTTCTGCAATCAATTCATTGACTTGCCTAGCAATATCTTTCAATCCATCAGCCGCCTCAAGCGCAAGTTTCAATGCTTCGTCCTTCGGACTTGCTAATGCTTCGTCTTTCATAATTCCTCCAATTTGTTAAGGTCACACTCAGAAAGTGTACCACTATTTCGGTCATAGAACAAGCCAATTTTCTCGCCTGTCGCACGACCACTAAACCTGTCCTTCAACACTCGTAGTGTCGTTGTCTGTCGCTCTATCGGGTCTTCTGCTTGCTTGTTACGCTCAAGACCAATAAGATAGTGTCCCCAACGAGCAATGGCTCGTGAGCCTGTAAAGTGCTTCTCCAACACCCTGCCGCCTTCCTCATGTGCCTTCCCTTCCGGCGTTGTGAGGTGAGACACAAAATGGATGATTAGTCCATCGCTCTGTGCAAGGGATGCCATGTCTGCCATGATGCCGTCCAATGCTCTCCGTTCGTCCTGCTCATTTGCTGCCAATGCTGTCAGGTGGTCTAAATAAATCATCTTAATGTCATACGCTTTAGCGAAGTAACGAATAATTTTCTTTACACTAGCCCAATCCATAGCACCAAAGTGTTCCATCATGTAGAGCTGCCCTCGTTTATCCAAGCTCTCAATGCTCTGCTCATATTGCTCACGAGTCCAGCCAGCATCAGGGATGTGATATAGCTTCTTGTCTAGCTTACCCGCTACACGCTGTGCAGTTTCTACGACATTCTGCTCTAGGTATATCACCCCTACTTTCTCATTCAAGACATCAATGTCATAGGCAATTTGCTGCGTGAACACATCTGTCTTACCTACACCGACACCCGCCCCGAAGCCATAAAGCTCCCCTTTCCGGCGACCATAGGTAAGTGTCGTTAATGACGGAAACGCCCAAGGCACTCCCTCAACTGGAGGCGCAAGAAGCCTGTCCATAATGTCATGTACGCTGACAATGCCCTCTGGTCTATGTTCTTCCGCCCTCCACCAAGCATTAATAAATTCCTTGGTTTTCCCTGCTGCCAAATAGTCGCAAGCGTCCTTAAAGCCCTCGACGTGCTTCATGATTTTGCTCTTACCTGCGAACAGGTCTGCCACTTCTTTAGCTGCCTTAATCCCCGGCTCATCGCCATCAAAACACACCACCACTAGCTCGAAGGTGTCTAGCCATTCAAAAGCCTGTTTACAAGCCTTTAAAGCCCCTGCTGCGCCATTTGGCACGGATACAGTGGGATAAAGGCTTCCTTGCATTTGAAACGCTGCCAATGCGTCTAGCTCACCCTCGGTAATGGTGATAGTTTTACCTCCGGCTGGAAATAGCTCTTGTCCGAAAAGTGTATCCAATTTTCCGACACTAAAAAACTCCTTGGTTTCGACCACTCGGGTCTTTAGACCATTCTTATAGCTGTAAATTTGTTTCCCGTTCGGGCTATAAACCTTGTATTTCTCACAGGTGCTGCGTGTAATGCCCCGTTCGGGAATGCTTTTAATCTCGCCTTCCGGCTGTATGTTTTCCATTTGTTTCTCTTTTGGTTTGCTGTGACTAGTAATGCCTTCCCCTATGCCAGAGAACGTTCTGCTGCATGAAAAGCAATGAGAATGCCCATCGTCATATGTGCAACAAGCATCTGAACTCCCACAAGCAGGGCATTCGCCTTTAGATAATAGTTTACTTTCGTTCATTTTTCTTTAATATATCCACAATATAAGCGAGTAATAAGACAATAATAAATAAAAATATTTCAATTGTTGACATACTATAAAGCCTATTCGACTATAATATTAATAATACATACGACCACAATGATTGATAATAGCATTTAGGTTCCTTTAATGTCTTTTAGCTTCAAATAGGCATCAATTTCCGCTATTACAGCGTCTTTTCCATGTTTTACGACCAAATAGGCAACATTATTTAACGTTGTCTGGAAGTGCATTTCTGCAAATGCTTCTTCTTCTTCAATTGTGGTCTCAAACTCTTGGTATAAAGCGTCTTTAACTTTCATATATTCAATGTTTCTTTCATTTGTTGTTACGACCAACCAAAAGCATTATGTTACTAATACTTGGCACGTTAATGCTAAATGTTGGCATGGTTCTTGCTGACTATAAAGACTAAAGAGACTATAAGTCTTTTAGGGTATTAACTATAATAGGTAATACTTAAAGGCTTTATAGTGCAAGCACTTTGTATTCATCATCAACTAGATATTCTTCATCGTGGTCTAAATCTTTTCGGTCAATAGTTGGTAAGGGTGTCATTCTCTGGATTTCTCCCAAACATCCCGTACAGGTGTCTAAAAACTCATTGGTAATGGCGTGTCGGCGTGTGGCCTCGAAGTCGCTTAGGTTTTTGTTGCAGCAAACGCATTTCATAAAAGTCCTTTAAATAGCCCGTTTTGGGCACTAACACATGTTTTGAGATGATTTCTGTTCCAAGGTCGCTAAAAAGCCCCTTAAAACTCGTTTAAATGGCATTCCTGCCCCTTTTCTTTTCCTGCTTTTCATCCGCTTCAAAAGTTGGGTGGGTTTCGACCAGTAAAAACCTTTTCTGAATGCCCCTAATTTTATCACGGTATCGACCCAGCTTTTCTTGCTTTGCTCTTACAGAGTTTTGCAAAGAGTAACCCAGTTCGTTTATTTCTTCTTCCGTCCACATTGCATATTTCTTATTGAATAGATTTTCGTAATAAGTTTCTAGGTATACTAAACGCTCATCAATAGTATGTATTCTTTTATTCCCTAAAGCACAATTACAATCTCCACAACACGCAACGGTAACGCATGGTATATTCTCTAATTTTCTTTTTTCATATGGTAGCCCATCCATTAATGATATTGCTGGAATATGGTCTAATGTATCCGCAGGGTCTCCACAATAGAAGCAATAATAGCCTTCTTCCGTGTAATGCCTTCGATACTTAAACCCGTGTTTATCTTGGTCTTGTTTTCGTTTTGTCGCTATGGTTTATCTCCTTTAAATGTTATGTAATAGCCTATAAGCAAACAAATAAATCCTATTCCCGTCAAAATGGATAAAAAGATAGTAAATGTCATTCTGTCAACCTACTCATAGTAATTCTAGGCTTGCGTTTACCCTCCCAATGTTCAATAAAGCATATCCAGCCTTCTTCGGTTTTAGATAAATGCCTCGTTTTAGTAGCAGAGCTAGAACATTGGCCTTTAGCTTGTGAATAATTAAGCTCTGTCTGTACCCTTTCCCATGCTATACCCGCAGCAAAAACAAGCCCTAATGCGCCGCCAACAAGGGCAGCGACTAACAATTCTCTAAAAAGCCTCATTGTTATCCTCCAATTGTCTCTCCAATGCGTGAATAGTATGCACATCAATGTGCTCTATTAGGTCTTTGGGGATTCTTACTCCCTTGTCCCTAATGTAAAGCTCATAAATCGTTGCAATGCCCCTTAAAGGCGGGTCGGTGTCTGTCTCAGCTTGGGGCGCATCGTATTCAAAAAAGCAGTCCCATTCAATGCCCTGATAGGTTAAAACGTCATTCATATCATTCCCTTTCAATAATAAATAGTCCGATAGCCAATGAAAAATCTTCATTGTTCAAAATAAAATCCTTTGCATCTATTCGGTGCAAGAAACGTGCAGCTACAATGCCGCTACTGGCATATTTAACTAAGTACATTCTTTCTCCCAATATGAGTAATTACCAGTTTCTGAAGTGTAATAGGCGCATTCCTTTGCAGCTTCTTTTTTTGTCTTAAAGCTGCCAAGAAACGTCCCATTGTGGTTGTAACAAATATACATATTAAATGCTCCAGCTAGTAAAATATAAGACAAAAGGTAAGGCCAACAATAGGGCCATTAAAAGGCTTGCAAATAGGTTTTTAGTGCTCATGTCATTCCTCCGGGTGCTTTGACTCATACACGGCCTTTGCAAGGGCTAGAAAAGCCCTTCCATGTTCTTCGCTCAGTCCGTTATGTTCTGCCCATTTTGCGGGAGTCAAATAGTGATTGAAATAGTCTAGATAAGCGTTAATTAATTTAGTTCTCATGTTATAAAGCCTTTTCGTTAACATAGACAGTGCCCTTGCGAATTCCGGCTTTAATGCCTAAAGCATTCAATCGGCTAAAAGTGGTGCGAGTGGGCCATGCTTTTAAAGTATCGGGATTATAGTCTACTCTAGCTTTTCCGTCTACCGTATGCCCATAAGACACTGTAGCGATATGGTTATCGTGTAAAAATACTTTAGCGTATTCAATACACGCCCGTTCAGTGGTAGACACTTCCGGTTGATATTGCACTCTCGTATTTGTATTGGCCCAATTGGTTTTATTGTCAATTGCATTAAGCATTTCACGTTCAATTTTACGCATGAATTTTCCTATATGTGCACGTATGTGCGCCTATCGACCGGACAAAATAGTCCCATAAAGGCCCACAATGTAGGCCCTTATAGAATGCTTTGCATTGTTGTCTAGTGTGTGGCCTTCCATTTCATTCCGGCTTCAATAGCTGCGTCATATGACTCATACAATGTCCCCGTTTGATTGTCAGGCGTAATGATACCATATTGCCCATGCTGGAAATATAACACGCATGGATACATTCCACCTGCGCTATGTTTTTGTATGCTTGAACCATCATTTAAATGGCCTTGGTAAGTATCGTTTGACATAGAAAACCCTTTTAGTGAATGGGCAAAGCCGCCCCGTCAGTGTCCTATTGTAAGACACTAACAGAAGGCTTTAAACTGTGGTTTTGAAATAGTCAATGTTAAAGGGCCATTTATCGGCATTCGGGCCAATTGTAAGGCCGTTAACGCCATTGTAAGAGATAGCGACACAATCCTGATTGAACATAAGACAAAACGCAACCCATTGATCAGGTCGTGCGCTACTTTGCGCAATGGCTTTCACTTGAACGCCGCTATCGCTATCGCCAGTGGCATCACTGGTTTCATATAGGTGTAAGCCCACTGGGTGCACTAACGTGCCAAGAATGCATAATGCCTGACTCATGCGAGCCAGAGGGAATTCTAAATTTACTGTATACATAATGCTTTCCTTTGAAGTGTATGCTTTGCGCCTTGCCTACACCATGTAGGCCCTTGCTTGGCATGGGTAGATTGTAGCAGCTTTCTAAACCGTGTCAACATTTATTTACTAAGTGTTTTCCCTAACCAACATAGAAAAATGCTACGCTCTTACCCTTATAGCATAATAGAATCGTGCCAGTTCTCGTAAGTCGTTGATTCTATTGACCCCTCCAAAACCCTAATGGGTTTACATACAGGTATTTTCCTATGCTTTGGTTATAAGACAATGCCTTGAGATAACATCATTGTCTATTGATAACGTGTGCCTGATATGCTAATCAATAATGCACTTATATGGTGCATCATAGCCCCTCACCTACCTAGATTCTACTCTGTCCCCAATTGTTTACTGACTACTGAGTCACTAATAGTTTGACCACATGGTAAACATAGTGACTCATCAGTCTATATAGTGACTCATCAGTCTATGTAGATAGCAGACGTTAGCCACAGATAGCGACAGAAGCATACAACATAGGACAACATAGGGGGGGAGGGGTGAGCTTGGTAGGAAATCTTTACAGGAGCTTAATAGCCATATAAAAAAGACAAAAGAGCAATAAAAAAGGAGGATAAGTAGAGACCTATAAAGAACTTCTAAGCCCTTGATTTCATTAAAGAAACGACCAAAAGAACCATAGAGGACAAAATGCACACCTAAAAGGGAACATTAAAGGCTTGAAGAAGCTAGAACATCCTAAAAGACCTGATGTCTTTACACTTCTTTACACAAATAAATGCAAATAAATGTTGCAAGCTCGAGAAAACAATGATATACTTATGGTATAGACTAAAAAGAAACTAAGAAGATTACTAAAACGTTAAAGCCTCTATGATGGCTTTAAAGCAATTACTTCTTATAGTTTGTAAATAACAATAACTTTAAAGTCTTCATAGACTAATAGACTTTATAGGGTACAATGTACAAACAACTGATGGTTGGTCGTAAACAATAATTGACACCCGAAAGGGCTTGAAGCACTTTAATGGGTAGTGTGTCTAAAACTCATTTCTTTTTCAAGGAGAAAACAATGTTATTCAATCTTTCGTATACACAAGCTCAAAGTCAAAAGGGACGAGATACAGTTGCTAGGAATAGAGCAAGCAAAAAGAGTATGTTGGCTAAAAGCATGAAGCTGTGCACTAGCTGCAAACAAGAAAAGAGTCTCCTGTCGTTTAAAGAAGACAGTAGCACATACACGGGGTACACCAGTTGGTGTGTCGATTGTTTGAAGGGAGCAAAGAAATGAAACAATGCTCTATTTGCAAACAAGAGAAAGAAGCGTCTACAAGCTACTTCTGGGCATCAAAGATGACAGAGGATGGTCTTCACCATGAATGTCGTCCATGTGCGGCAGAAGCCCGTAGGTCGTGGGACAGAGGAATCAAGACGGAACGAAAAGTAGTTAAGGCTGCTATTTTTAATAAGAAGCAGGAAATTTTAGACCTCTTTGAGCAAGGCTTTAAGAAGTGTTCAAAGTGTGAGGAGACACTGCCTCTTGCGTCTTTCCACAAAGAAACAAAAAGTTTTACAGGTTTACGCCATGTGTGTAAGCAATGTGAAAGTGAACGGAAAGCAGCATGACAACAGAGACGAAACAAGTTCGTCAAGGCTCTGAGCCAAAGGCGATAGTACCAAAAACAAGAGGTAAGGGGAGGCCTCCCAAGGCCGACCTCATAGCCGTTAAAGAGAGAAACAAGGGGAAGATTGGTCGTCCTGTTGGTGATGCTGGGCGCATCCAAGAGTTTAAAGAAAGGCTCTTAGCAACAGGTGGAACCCGTATTCTCGACAAGATGATAAGCATTGCGCTTAACGATGACCATCCGGGACAAATGGCAGCCATAAAATTAGCGGTAGATCGCGTTCTGCCGATGAGTTTGTTTGAAGCCTCAAAGCAGGGAGGCAATGTTCCGACCATCAGTATTAACATCTCCTCTATGGCAGCTCCTGTTGTCGAGACAGTAGAAGACATAACGGACGTATAAATATGGCTGAAATTTCGTGGAAGATGCTGCCTTGGCAGATTGAGGCTTGGAACGACAAGAGCCGCTTCAAGGTGATAGCTGCTGGTCGGAGGTGTGGTAAGAGCAACCTAGCCCTTAAGATGCTTCTGGCAAAGGGTTTAGAGGCTCCTGAAGGGGCTGCTGTTGTGTATGTCGCCCCTACCCTCGGACAGGCCCGTCAAATCTGTTGGGATGCCCTTCTAGAGCAAGGCAAAGACGTTATCAAGAGCGCACACGTAAACCAGATGGACATAACGCTGGTGACAGGTCGTAAAATTCATGTACGTTCAGGAGAGAACCCCGACCAGCTTCGAGGCTTAAAGCTCTACTTTGCTGTCATTGACGAGGCAGCATTCGTTAAGGATGAGGTTTTTACTAAGATTATTCGTCCTGCTCTAGCCGACTTACGGGGAGAAGCGGTGCTAATTAGTACCCCTGATGGTCGAAACCACTTCTATGACTGGTTTAAGCTAGGTCAAGAAGGAACAGACAAAGATTGGAAAAGCTGGCATTTAACAACAGCAGACAACCCAACCATCCCTCCAGATGAAATTGAAGCAGCAAAACGCACACTAAGCTCCTTTGCCTTTAAGCAGGAGTTTGAAGCAAACTTCTCCAACGCTGGACAAGAGATATTTAAAGAAGAATGGCTAAAGAAAGGCCCAGAGCCTAAGCACGGGGAATATGTCATTGCCATTGACCTTGCTGGTTTTGAGGAGGTGGGGAAGAACCCCGGAGCCTCTAAGAGCCGTTTAGACGAGACAGCCATTGCCATTGTCAAAATAACAGACGAAGGTGATTGGTGGGTCAAGAGCATTGAGCATGGTCGGTGGGATGTCAAACAGACAGCAGCAGCCATCATCAATGTCATTAGAGAACACAAGCCCATTGGTGTGGGCATTGAGCGAGGAGCATTAAAGAATGCTGTCTTGCCTTACATCAACGATGCTATGCGTAAGACAAACGTATACGCACACATCCAAGACCTAACACACGGCAACAAACGAAAGCATGACCGCATTGCATGGGCCTTACAAGGGCGTATGGAACATGGTCGTGTCTCCTTCAACGAAGACGAAGACTGGCGTGAAGCCTTCGACCAAATCTCCATGTTTCCCACTTCGGGAGTGCATGATGACTTGGTTGATGCTCTTAGTTACGTTGACCAGCTTTGCATGACCTCTTATCAACAAGATTACGAAGATGAAGAATATGTCATTTTCGACCAAACAGCAGGATATTGACACATGGCAACAAAACCTAAAGAAATTTTATGGGAAGAACCATCAGACAGCGACAAAGAGCTAGTTAAATGGGTGGTCGACCATTGCGAGAGATGGAGAGACTTCCGTGATGAGAACTTCTTAGACAAATGGCTTGAGTATGACCGCATTTTCCGTGGTCAATGGGCTTCAGAAGACAAAACTCGTGAGAGCGAACGCAGCCGAATCATATCACCTGCCACCCAACAGGCAGTAGAAACCCGTCATGCTGAGATTATTGAGGCTATTTTCGGTCAAGGGGAGTTTTTTGACATTACGGACGACCTCAAGGACGTAGATGGCAACCCAATGGACGTTGAAGCCCTTAAGCTACAGCTTATGGAAGACTTCAAGAAGGACAAAATCAAGAAAAGCATTGACCACATTGAGCTAATGGCTGAAATCTACGGAACAGGCATTGGTGAAATTGTTGTTCGTGAGGTGACAGAGCTAAAACCCTCCACACAGCCCATTCCCGGCTCTCCCGGCACGGCTGCTATTGGTGTAGAGGAAGGAAAGCGTACAAGCGTGTTCCTAAAGCCTGTAAACCCCAAGAACTTCCTTATTGACGCTAATGCAGACAGCATTGATGACGCAATGGGGTGTGCAATTGAGAAATATGTCTCCATCCATAAAATTGTAGAGAACATGGAGAAAGGCATCTATCGTAAAGTGGACATTGGAACCACATACGACGACAGTGATTTAGAGCCAACACAACAGCTCAAAAACTTCGAAGATGACAAAGTGAAGGTACTAACCTATTATGGCTTGGTTCCTAAAGAATATCTGGA